CTGCTACGAAACCGAGCATTGCTGCCCAACCGTTAAATCTTTCTGCTTCTGGAGTCATTAGTTTGTCCTCTTTAGTAATTGTAAATTGTGATTGAAACTTCATCGTTAGAATCCTAGGATTCCACCGAAGAAAAAACTGCCAGTTAAGGCATATGATGTTACCCCTGCAACTATACCGATCATTGCCCAACGTCCGTTGGTTTTCTCAGCGTTTAAACCATAACCTTCATAGTTCTTGTCAACTATGATTGGTGGTTCAGTTGCGTACATATTCTGGCGACCGCCAGATTCAGTTACTGTTGTCATTCGTTTGTAAAGAAACGTTACATATATTATATAGTATTGTGAAGATTTATGTCAAGTTATGTGGGTATCCTAACACAAATATAAGTGTAAATACTTAAAAAGACCCCCGAAGGAGTCTTAATTTGTATTTATTGTAAACTAAGTTTACGAAATGAGTGTAGCATCTGTATCAGAAGTGTTACTACTCTCATCTTTTTCGTAACAAGGAACACCTGCGGGGTCTAACCATTTGGTGTATTCAAAGTCTTCAATAGCAGTCATCATCTGATCCATATTGTCACAGTAATACATTGTCTTATATCTCTGTGAGTATTCGTCCAACTTTAAAATACGACAATCAGGTTTACCATTGATCTCTAGTGTACCACAAGTAACATACTTGTAAGGGTAACGTTCGTGAATTAAATCCATAATATTATTGTTGATGTAATTATTATACACAAAAAGAGACCCCTTGTGAAGGGGTCGTTGTGACAGATTAAGAAGCGTACCCAATGTCAGTTGCGATATGATCTAAAAGAATTTCATAATCGTCTTCGGTATTACCGTAGAACTGAACTCCAATTCTCTCATACCATTGGAAAACTCTTCGGAACAATGATGGTTTATCAATGTCTAGAGATAAGTCTCCGTTAACTGCTGACCTTAAAATTGGTAGGTCTGACTTTGTGATAGGCATAGGACATTTCCTATAAACTGTGTACAACCTCAAGGTGATCTTGAGGAACCTAAATTAGTCATTGAAATAATCTTTTCTGTAATAACGACCGAGTATGTTGCTGTTGTAGTATGCGGGTGTACCGTCTTCTAATTTTTCTTTTAATACATTGTTAACAAATAACTGTTTGGTTTCCTCATAGTTTACCTTTCCAAGAGTTTTGTGTAAAGATATGATCTCTCTTTTAAAGTTTAACTTTCCATACGCTTTAACATCCTCTTTTAATTCTGGGCAAGATCCATAGTATTTCTTCCAGTCGCTCTCAGAAGTAACACGTCGCTTTCCCCCTTTGGGTTTTCTTTTCTGCACGAAGTACTTTCTTCCGATATATTGTTTGCCTGTGCTGAGATTAGTAATGAGGTAGACGTAACCGAACTTGTCGCCAATATCATCAGAAGTGAAAGTTGTACCTTGGTAGTACCAGGGATTCTCATACTCTTTTTCATTCGTGCTCGACTCCTTCTTGTTCATACTGTGGTAATGTATCAGGTCCCTCAGTATATGTAGCAATGTCTGAGTAGATCTCTGATTCTAGTTCGTTTACTAGGTACTTTAATTCTCCTAGTAAAACTTTCAGTTTATCTTTATCCATTGTTCAAGTCAGATAATAGTGATTCCCAGTCTTTATTAAACTGTGCTAGACCTACATCTGTCAAGACGTGCTTATACATTTTGTCAAATATACCTATCGGCATAGTAACTACATCAGCACCTGCTTTATAACTGTCTGTGACCTGTTTAACATCCCTTATAGAAGCAGATAATATCTGTGTCTCTATGTCGTGCATCATATACAATTCTGATATACCTTTTATCAATCCTATACCATCAAATGAATTGTCATTGACACGTCCTACAAAAGGTGAGACGTATGTTGCTCCTGCCTTTGCTGCAAGAACTGCTTGTGCTTCTGAGAAGATTAAAGTTATATTAGTTTTGATACCATCTTCAGTTAAATCTGAACAAGCAAGTAACCCTTGTTTGTTACAAGGTAACTTAATTGTTACGTTGGGTGCTATCTGATAGTAATCTACTGCCATCTCTAGCATTTCATCTGCGGTTTCACCAGTGACTTCAGCACTTACAGATGAACTCCAAGAAAATAATTCACAGATTTTTTGAATAACATCAAGAGGTTCCATACCTTGCTTCTTCATCAAGGTTGGATTAGTTGTAACCCCATCGATTAGACCAGTTTCTACTGCGGGTTTGAGTAATTCTGGGTCAGAACAATCTAAAAAAATTTTCATTGGTCCTTTCCGTTTCGTCATTGTTATTTATTTTTAATAAAAAAAGGAGACCCTTTCGAGTCTCCTTATTATAACAATTATTTTTCTGTTTGTCTAGGGTTAGACAGAAACCAGTTGTTTATATTGAATGTGTCTAATTGAACCCATTTAGCGTAGTGCACTCCTCTGTAAGTTAACAAAGCGAAAACTTCTTTTGGATTGTGGATCTCAGGATCATACTCTGGTAAGTCGTAATCAAAACCTAAACTAAAATGGATTTTTAGCATCGGTTTACCCCTCCATCTGGTGCAGGAGTCTTACTTCAAGATAAAAAATTGACATTACTACTGCCATTGAGAGGGTTATTTGAGCAACAATCATTTGTTCTCCTCCTCTAGTTTGATTCCTCGATAAACGAGATTCTTCTGCTGTGGTTGCTGAGTCTTCTGACTCTGAACGCGAGCATCGGTATCATAAGGGATACCACGATAAGTTACTTGTGCCATTTGATTTGAGTAATAGGGTTGTTTAATTCCCGTTCCTTCAATCGTTTGCGTCCTATAAAGGATGAACGTATCCGTTCCGCGACCTACTTGCGTCCTCTAGTTATCCTTCTTTACACTCTCCTTCTACTTTAGTCCTAAAGTAATTGATTAGACTTTGCTTAGATGCAGGATCAAGATATTGATCTTGTCTTACTTCTTCAACAAGTTCTTTATATCCATCACATTTAATAGTCCAATGGACTGGTTCGTGTGAGGCGATCAAAGATAGGTAAAACAGAATACCCATTGGATGAACGTTTGGTTACAAGGTGAACACTTTGTCAGCATTCACTTATATTTATACATCTTAACATATTTAAAACCCTAGTGTCAACTATAATTCAAATCCTTTGAAGGTATCTGAGGTTACGTCTTGTTTAATACCACCTACAACATAGGATTCTATCTCAGTTTCTTGTGGTGCGTTCTGTTGTCCTCTAGAATTTAACCAATGCTCTGTCCAAGGAAGAGGATTGTTTCTTAAAGGTATGTCATAGATAGGATCTATACCTATTGCTTTCATTCTACGATTAGCAATCCATTCTACATACTGACCTAACAGTTTAGCATTCAATCCTATCATACTACCGTCTTTAAATAAGTATTCTGCCCACGCTTTCTCTTCGTTTACTGCGTTGACAAACATCTCAGTTACTCTATCTTTCTCCTCCTTAATTATCTGGAGCATTACTGGGTCGTCCCCTTGTGCCCACTTTCCGAGGATTTGTTGAGTAAGGACAAGATGTTGTGCTTCGTCTCTTGAGATGAGGGAGATAATTTTTGCTGATCCCTCCATAAGTTTAAGTTCTCCAAATGCAAACGAGCACGCAAAGGAGACATAGAAGCGAATTCCTTCCAAAATGTTGACATTTACTACTGCCCTATAAAGTTTACGTTTTAATTCAACGAGTTCATAGTGACCAAGAGGAACACCGTCAAGGTTATGTTCCCACATATTACCAGATCCATACTGTTGTGCAGCGTTTATGAAGTCATCGTATGCTTCTGTAACACTCCTAGCACGTGCAAGTATCTTCTCATCATCTAAGATGGTGTCAAAGACAACTGATGGGTCTGGATATACATTCTTAATAATATGTGTGTAACTTTTTGAGTGTATCATCTCAAAAAATTCCCACGCAATCATAGCAGATTCTAACTCAGGTATTGAACAGTAAGGAATGAAAGCAAGACCAGGACCACGACCTTGTACAGAGTCAAGGAGGATCTGGTACCTGAGATTTGATGTAAAGATGTGTTTCTGTGTATCATTTAATGTACCAAAGTCACTTCGATCTTTCTGAAGAGAAACCTCTTCTGGTCTCCAGAAGTATCCTAGTTGTTGATTAGTTAGTTTATCAAATACTGGGTACTTAGCACCGTCGTATCTTTGAACTCCTAAAGGTGGTCCGAAAAACATAGGAGATTGATTGGTATTATTCTTTTCTTTATTGAATACCGTTACTCCTTTAATTTTTGTCTTTGGCATTTGTTGATTGTCGTTGTTAAGTTTAAACTTTGCAACTGTCACAGTCTTCCTCCTGTTCTAATTCTTGTATAAGTTGATTTAATCTTTGATTGGTTTCATCCATAGGCACATCGTCCCTCCATCCCATTGGGTGTGCAGGGTCTTCGACATCTTTCTTAGCGTCGTATGTATTCTGGTAGTATGATGTTTTCCAACCGTATTTGTATGTGGTAAGAAGATCTTGTGCCATAACAGAGACAGGAACCTCATCATTATCATAGTTCTCTGGATTGTAACTCCAGTTCCCACTGATTGCCTGATCAAAAAACTTTTGCATAACTGATGTGACTTTAATATACCCTTCGTTAGATGGCATATCCCATAGTAATGTGTACTTGTTTTTCAGATATGGAAACCCTGGAACAATCTGCTTAAGAGGTCCTTTCTTTGATTTCTTAACGGACAAGTAGTCTCTAGGAGGTTCAATTCCGTTTGTTGCGTTAGACACAACGGAACTGCTCTCCGAAGGCATTTGTGCGGACAGAGTGCTGTGCCTGAGTCCGTACTCTTTGATAGAATCCCTAAGAGATTCCCAATCATATTTGTACTCCTCTTTCGTGATCTGATCTACCTCACTCTTATATGTATCTATTGGTAAGATTCCATCAGAGTACTTTGTGCGGAGAAAACCATCACAAGCACCCTTCTCTTTTGCTAGTTCATTTGATGCCTTAAGAAGGTTGTATTGGAATGCTTCAGTAAGGTTATGTACTAGATCATATGCACCTTGATCATTATACTTAAATCCATTCTTTGCTAGGTAATGTGCCAGACCGATGTAACCAATGCCCAAGGAGCGTCTTGCAAGGGTGCTACGTCGTGCTGCTGCAACAGGGTAGCGTTGGTAGTCAATTAGTTCTTCTAGTCCACGAACTGCAAGGTCACATAGTTCTTCTAACTCATTAAGAGTACGGAGTTTACCTACATTAATAGCAGATAGAATACACAATGCAATCTCACCACCTTCATCATCTATATGATGTACAGGATCAGTAGGTAGAGTTATCTCCTGACATAGGTTACTCATATTAACCTTGTCTTTAAATGATGAATGACTATTAACGTGATCTATATTCATAATGTATAGACGACCAGTCTCTGCTCTCTCCTTTAAGAAGTTTAGAATAAGATCTTGTGCACCTATTTTTTTCTTAGGAACATTAGGATCATTCTCATACTGAACATACAGTGAATCAAACTCAGGAGTTCCAAACGCATCATATAATCCTGGGACATCGTGAGGTGAGAAGAGTGTGATTTCTCCATTTTCGATAAACCTTCTATAGAATAGTTCACTGAACTGAATACTATAGTCAAGTTTCCTTACTCTATTATCTTCTGTTCCTTTGTTATTTTTTAAGACAATGATGTCTTCTATTTCTTGGTGCCAGATGGGGAAGTGGACAGTCGCTGATCCACCTCTAATGCCATTCTGAGTGCAACATCTGACAGTTGCTTCAAACTTTTTGAGGAACGGTACAACACCTGTGTGTTGAACTTCTCCACCCCTGATTTTACTGTTGATCCCACGAACCCTACCTGCGTTGATACCAATCCCTGCCCTTTGTGCAACGTAACGACCAATGGCCATATCAGAAGTAAAAATACTATCCAAGGTGTCGTCAACATCAACGAGAACGCAAGACGCGAACTGCCGAAGAGGTGTTCTAACACCTGCGAGAACTGGAGTTGGGACGTTGATTTTCCCTTTGGAGGTTGCTGTGTAGTAGCGTTTGACATAATCGAGTCGTTTTTCTTTTGGATAATCTTGAAACAATGTCGCTGCAACCATTATGTACATATACTGTGGTGTCTCATAGACACTACCAGTGCTTCTATCTTGTACAAGATACTTATCTACGATCTGTCTCAACCCTGCATAGGTAAATCCATAGCAACGTTGATGATCTATATAAGAATTTAGTTCTTCCCACTCTTCATCGTCATATTTCTTTAGGATACCACCATCATATACTCCTGCTTCTGCACAAGTATTTACGTGATCTTTTAGTTTAGGGTATCCTGTATTATTCCACTCAGGGAATACTTGTTTACGGACACTAAACAATAGTAATCTTGCTGCTACAAATTGATAGTTAGGTGAATCTAAACTAATCAAATCACTCGCAGATTTAATAAGAATATTTTGAATCTGTTCTGATTCAATACCATCAAAGAACTGTAGACCACTGTTCATCTCTACTTGTGATGATGATACACCTGTTATGTCTTCACAGGCAAACTCAACCATTTGATGTATCTTGTCAAGGTTGAGAGGTTCGGCAGTGCCATCCCTTTTAATTACGTTCATACTTTTTTCCAATTTTGAAATTTTACTTGTGCTGTTAAACCAGAGTGGGTATTTGATTCTACTATATTCTGAACATTATGTCCAGATAGAACCATATCATTTACATCCTTTTCTTTTAAGGCAGTGTTCCATATGACGACCTTGTATCCTGCTGAGATTGCGTTTGAGATTCGGTCGGTGATTTGTTTGTTGCGTGGTTCGTTATCAAAAACAAAAACACTATCGCTCCAACCACACGTCCTAGGATCAAGATCGGACCCGCACATAGCAACACAGTTTTCCAAGAAGAGGGAGTCAAACGGTCCTTCCACGATGTAGACTGTTTTGTTGCTATCGATTGTGTCGAGACCAAAGACTTTTTGTTTTGTTTCATCAAAAATAATAGTAATGTATCTTAGTTTTGGATTAGATGAGATCGCTCTACCTTGTACTCCAAACCATTTTCCACTTTGGTCTATGAGTGGTATTATAATCCTTGGACTATCATTTTGCAGATCGTCAAAGGTATGTTTGTGCTTGTTAACAAACGCTTTGAACTTCTCTGCATAGAAAATTCTATCAAGTTTGTCTCCATTAATATTTCTAGATTCAAGATATGATCTTGCAGGATGTTCTTTATTTAGGTCAGAGATTTTTGGGATCTTAGTACCTGTATTAAAGATTGGTTTAGTTTGAACACTCGTAAATTTTGGTTCAGAAACTGTTGTACTTTTACCTGTCAATCCCATCTTATATCTTTCTAAGACAAACTGATCGTATAAGTCTCTAGCATTATCCTTCAAGAAATTTCCTAGTGTTCTACCAACTCCACAGTTGTGACACTTAAATATAAAGTCAGACCCTTTGACGAAAAAATACCCTCTTGCTTTAGACTTATGTTTCTGTGAGTCTCCGCAATAAGGGCATCTAAAATTGTATAGGTTTGTCTTCTTTTCCTTGAAGTTGTCAAGACGACTTCCTACAAGACGTGCGTACTTGACATCAACATAACTCATTACAAAAGTTTTTTATGGAACGACTTTTATTATACTTACTTCTGGGTCTGGTGTCAAGATAGGTCCAACAATTCTTTGACCTATAGGACTGACAAGGAAAGATACTATGGTAAGACCTCCTGCTATTGACCACATCTTCTTCTCCATCAACCTAAGTCTATCATCTACCTTTCTTATATCTCTTTCGCATCCTTTCTTGATAGCATCTGTTTCTCTATTAACATCAGCAGATAGTCTGTCTATCTTCTCAAATAATATTTCGTCTATCTTATCTTGCTTATCTAACTTCTCATTATGAACCGCAAGAAGTTGACCCATCTTTACAGAGTTCTCCTGTAATGAGTCTACGACTTTTTCCAGTCTTTCTATGATTGCTGAATTAATATCAGACACTACATTGCTCCTTGACGCTTATCCCAGTAATATTTTAACACAGTAGAAGGTGTTAGGCGGGTGATTTTTATCTTATCGAACTTCTCAGGTCTGTATATTGACCTCAAACGTAGTCTCACATCAGAGACACTACGACCATAGAATACAAAGTCTGCTTCATCGAACTCATTAAACTCCACTTTGAAAGGAAAGTATCTTCCTTCGTTTCTAGTATAACTTTCTTTGGTAGTTGAAGGTCCACACTTGATGGTCCCAGTTTTTTTGTTAGTTTTACATTTAAACTTTCTACCTTTAAGTGGTCTACCTATACCACCTAACGGTTCATCTAGTCCTGCTGTAGGACCATTTGGATCAGAGTCACCAGAGAATCCTGCTGCTGCTGCGGTAGAACCTGTGCTCATAGTAGGAGCACCCTCTTCTTTAACAACCTTTTTCTTCTTGGAAGAAGATGTTTTTGCTACATACTTTCCCTTAGCGTCACTATGACTTGTGGATCCTGGTCTTGCTGATGATACAACAGCACCATATCCGACCATATATTCGTTAAATGTAGACAGGGGTTTCATTAGAGTTTACTTAACTGTGCTGTAACCTCAGCGTCAATAGGTATCTCATCAAGGACACCATTGCCACCTTCGGGATTCAATCTATTCAAATATAATAGATAAGATTTCATTAAAGACCAATACTCCATCTCTATTTTAAATATCAACAGAGGTATTGCTGCTTCACCAAATACATTAAACAATACAATCATATGATTTAAGATCAAATGATTACGCAATACCCCAGACTTAACATACCTACCAAAAAGACGTTTGAGATACTTAAATCTCATCATATCTTCTTGGAAATCATCGTATGTTACTGACTGAGGATTGTCATAATGCTTCATTGCGAACAACGTGTAGTTGTCGTTCGTTAACACTGAAAAATTCATAACGAATTATAATTTAATTAACTAACAAATGTTAGAGTTGCAATAGAACTTACTACTTCTTTAGCACCTTTGCTTGAGTTGACTTTAACTCTGTACTGGTTTCCTGTGTTAGCAGCAAGTTGTCCAGAGAGTACAAGAGATGCACTTGTTGCACCTGATACATCAGCAAAACGTGCAGAGGAACTTGTTCTCTTCTGCCACTGATATGTGATTGTACCTGATTGATCCACTGTTGCTGCAACAGCAAAGGTTGCTGCACCACTAGATGTGTTCTGATTAGAAGGTTGTGTACCGATAGTAATAGTTTCAAGTACGTCTGCTACTACTGTCTCGTCTGCCATATCACCTGATGTTCCTGCTGCTACTCTTAGTGCAGCAAGTTTCTCTGCCTTGTGACGTGTAGTTCCTGCTGCTGTATTGTATGTTCTATACAACCACCATCCAGGTCCGTCTATACCACGAGACTTGTTAGATGCAATTCCATCTTCTGTTGTATCTACAAATACTAATTGATAGTCACTGATACTATCTCCACCTTTGATTACAAACTCTGCAACCGCCTTTGGTGGGGTTCTTTTAATTACGCTTGATGCAGTAACTGTTGCAGTTGATCCTGCATAAGTCTTATGCAATTCAATAGCAGTAGTGCTAGTTACCTGTTTAACAATATAAGCAACGCTACTAATTTCTAGTACGTCACCTGGGACTACGCTATCAGCAGCATTTTTTGTTACAGTAGCGTCTCCATTGGTGACTCCTATGTTCTGTGTGAATGCAGCAGCGTCAATCTTACCATAGATCGCCATTTTTTACTCCAAATACAATGTGTTTCCTATTATTTATTTATAAAAAAAAGAGGGGTAGTTCCCCTCCCTATGTTATCTTGCTTTGATTGCTGCCGAGACTTGCTCAAACAACTTATCATCTGCTTCTGTTTTAGTCATTTTGACTGCTTTTCCTATGATGACTAAACAAATATCGATGAGTTTGTCACCGAGTTCTGCATCATCAGGGATTTTAGCGATTGCTTTCTCTATAATACTCTTCGCAAAGGGTAAGAGAAAACTTGAAACTGAACCAATCATTTTAATAAAGAATAAGGTACCTACCCTATATATACATCAATGATTATGTGCTTCAGACACTAATACTTCTAAGTCTTCTACCGCTACGTTCTCATAGATTCTTCCACCCTTGTCTACGATGTCATAGTGTGATACGTAGTGAGTGTTACCCTGATCATCTGGTTCTTCCATCTCAACTAGAGTGTGATGTTCTGGGATTGTAGTTACAAGACCATAATCAGCGTGCTCTGCCATCTTTGCACAGATATGAGTCTTCTTACCCATTGCTTTAGCAACAGTCTTCCTTTTATTAAGAAGATATTTATCACTTTTATCGTGATCACCATCGTTGTCGATGTCCTTGTCCTCTTTTCCTACAGGATCAAGTGTTTTCTTTGCTTTCTCTTGTAAGTTTTGTACTTCAAGACGAAGCATTTCGCGAATAGATTCTTTCATTAGATCAGATTTCTTTGGGTTTACTAAAATCTTAGATTTTTTTTCAGAGAGTTCCATTTTATTTATTCATTTTTTTATCGTGTGCTTCCACACTACCATACTTTTTAACTTTCTCCATCTCTGCTCTTTTCTTTAACTGCATAGCAGTAGGTTTTCCTTGAACATAATACTTACCAGTACCAGACTCAGGAGTTGCCATCCCTTCTTCTATTCTTTCTCTCCAAGAATAGTTTTCTTTTTTGACCTTCTTTCTTGAAGGTTCATCGTAGTCAGACTTACCGTGTTTCTTTGTACCCGCTAAACCTTGACCCTCATTGTGGAAATGAGACTTACCTTTTCTATCATCAATATATCCACTGTACTTACTGTCAGGTCTATCAGTAGAACCTTTCATTTTCTTGACACCTCTCTTCATATCGTGGATAACTTTACGAGCACCAGAATGATATTTCTTACCGAAAGTATCTGATCCACCGTAACTACGTGCTGATCTATCTTTTACTTTAGTCGCTCTGTCTTTTCCTACATCTCCCTTTGGAGTTTCAGAAATAACAAATGTAGTTGACTTAATTACTTCTTCTGCTTTAACACAAGATCCTTTCTCACCACGTGCTTTACCTGGAACTTTCTTATAACCAGTCCAACATTTATCATACATCTTATCTGACTTAGGAGTCTTTCCTTCCTCTACAGAACTAGGTGTAGTATCAGTATCTTCGTGTTCGATTACCTTACCATTTTCATCTTTTTGATGATGCTCTACAAACTTAACAGGCATTGATACAGTTCCTTTTCCTGGAACATACTTTGTAGTTCTAGGATTCTTAGGATCATCTGACTTGAAGTCTTTATGAATCTTACCATACTCCTTCTTAGTCATCTTGAGTTCTTCATTATAATTATCAACTGCTTCTTTTACCTTATGCAATACTCCCTCGTACTTCGGATTAGGTGAAGTACTATCAAAAGCAGGATTGTTTTTATAACGATCAGGTTGTGCATCTCTTTTCTTCGTTAACTTCTTTGCTTTATCATCAAGATACTTCTTCATTACTGATGTATCTTTCTCTTCAATATGCTCTACATCTTCTCTCTTGAACTGAGGATGATTGTCTAACTTCATTCCTCTTTTCTTTTCAAGTGCTGCTTTCTTCTTTGCTGACTCTTCACCTGTATTATCAGAGTATCTATTGTCATACTTTTCATATACGTCATCGTATGCTTCTGACATCTTCTTACCTGCTGTTGTCATACCACCTATCCTTTTGTGAATTTGTGCTTGCTTTATCTTTTTAGCATCAGGGTTATCGCCCGTGTATTTCATATGTCCTGCAACTTCTTTTGATGCTTTAGCAACGTAACCACCTAGAGTTTTCTTGCTCAACTCATCAAGGTTCTCAACCTCTTCTATCTTTTTTACCCCTTCTACTGTCACCTCTTCTGTCTTAGCAGATGCTTCAGAAGGTTTAGCGTTTATAGTTTTTTGGTTCTCACACTGTGGATCTACAGTAGTCTCTTTTTCTTTTACAGTATCAATCTTTGGTGACGCATCACTTGATTTCATATTAAGTGTCGCTGCGTTTGCAGTCTCTATGAAAATTTTTGCAATTTCTTTCTGTGCATTGCTGTGTGTATGCACATCAATATACTCGCTAGGGTTATTGGTGTTGTGATTAGCGTACTCTACAACATATCTGACACGTTGAACGTCTGAAGGACTATACTTCAATAAAAGTGCTGAGGTTTTGAGATCCATTTGATTAATTATCCTATGATATTATTTAGACTTTCGGAAGTCGCTGAATTTCTTCACACCTTGCCCAGGAGTCATTGCCTGTACTGCTTGTCTATAGGTATCTGTTCCTATTTTCCAGTCGTTTCCAGATCCATCATCAGCAGAATGATGTTTCTCTTTTACTTCGTTTAAAGAAGTCAACCAACAACGGAATCTCCATCCATTACCATCTTCAAATATTGCATAGTTAGTTCCACGATGAACAATTTTACCTTGAACACCAGTATCTAAGTGCTCAACTTTTGCTCCCATATCAAAAATACTTTTGCGAACGTATGCTTCTCTTAAATTTTGTAGATCTAATTTAGGAGCGATCTGCCAGAGTTCTTTAATCTCTACGTCCTCTTTCTCTTGGATACCCATACCTTTACGTACCGCATCCATAAGTCTTTTTGCTACTCCCTCATCTTTTCCAGGGATACCTTTAGCAAAATCTTCTAGGTTTCCTTCAGCAGCAAATGCACGCATCTTAGATGCAGACATACCTTCAACACCTTCAGCATCAGGGTCTCTCTGTCCACCAGATACTACCTTGAGTTCTTCAAAGTTGTATGCTTGACCATTATATTTTTGTAGTAGATCATTAAACTCTGCTACTCTATCACTGCCAACAACCATAGTTATTGAACTGTAACCCTCTTCATTGATAGACGCTAATACATTAAAAATGTTTCCTTTATCAGGATCATTTTGTATTGCTTCTGCGTGGTCGGGGAACATCTTTTTAAGATAGTTTATCTTCTCCGCAGGTTCCAAAGGATTTTTCTTTGGATCAACAGTGCGTGATGGATAAATCCTGTAGTCTCCCCCTTTAGAAGATTCTGCAACTTTGGATAAAAGTTTTTCGTGACCCACAGTAGGAGGATTGAACCTCCCAAAAGTAATTGCAATGTTTCCAAGATCATTTACCGAATCATTACCTTCCTGTTCAATAGCACCGTTCTCAGTAGAGGCAGTTGCTTGTTCTGCTTCATCACGAGATACTGTAACGAGTCTCTCACCACCTTCTGATTTTGCTACAATCTGACCTGTGCTGTCAGCATAGTAACCGTGACCAACGTGTTGGAGACCTCGTTTCGCTGCTGCTTCTCCTGCAACAGTACGTGCTTCTGATAGGAATGATTTGAATTTCATAGAACTATTTATCAACCCCAGTTCTTTTCTATTGTAAAATTAGTTTTACTAAACTCTAGTCGGTCAACTAACTTAAGAGCAGAACCAGATTTAATTGCTACAAAACCTTCTGGTGCTGTAACACGATAACCATTATCAGTTTTTATGTATGTACCGATAGTGTTTACCTTTTCTAACTGACGAATGATAAGTGTCTTACACTCAGTTAAATTCATATAAGATGCCACAGTCATATAAATTGGACGTGCATAAGTCTTAATAAATTTAATACCATCAGTCTGTATCTGTTTATATTTAGTCTTTGTCGCTTCAGTCTTTTTTAATTGTATTTCCTTTTCTAATATTTGTTTATAAAATTTTTCAAAAGCATTAGATACATCTGCTGTACTAGAAAACTTTTTCCCTTTTTTAACATAACTGTTAAAGAATAATTTAAACACTTCTGATAGTAAAAACTTACCACTACCTGTCTGTCCTAGAATATCTAAGAACTGTGATGCTTGTTTTAGAGAACCTTCTGCACGGTTTGTTGCTGAGATAAACTTAGACAATGTATTTCTATCAAATGCAGAAGCACCTGTTACATCTTTAAAGTTAGATGAGAATACCGCTACATCCATACTCTTCATAGAAGATGTATTAACACCAAAAGATGCTTTCATATCTCTAACTGTACCATTACCACCACTATACTTTGTATGGAATACGATACCCATCTTTGAAGATCTTATTTTCTTACCCATATCACCCTTCACAGGTACAGCATAGGTAATAGTATTAGGTGTGAATACATAACAAGGTTCACCATTTACATTTCTAGTGATTACATCATTATAAAAGAGTAAATCACCCTGTACTACACCCTTGATACCCAACTTAGGTAAATGTTCTAGACAAACCTTTAGTTTATCTGCTAGTTGACCTGCATAATATGTGTCTATGTCACTATTGCTTCTACAAATTTTTGGTGTTCCTTTATTAAATACTGCTTTAGTTCCAACAAAAAACTTTCCTGTAGTAGGATGCTGTCCACATACAATAGCAGGTGCACCATCCCATTTGGTAGTGATCTGTATATTAGAATGTGGTTCTGTTAACATAAGACCTAACTCTCTTAAAATCTTAATAGCATTTCTGCCACCGTTAGATCCATTGTTAAGTATATCGTCTTCTAAATGTTCGAGGTGAGTGTTTTTCATACTATCCTAGTTTAACATCTAATCTGATTACTGGGTTATATTGTGTGACACCTTGTAGACTGGCAGGAACTAACTCTTTAGGACCTTGAACACCCTTACCCAGTTGTCTTGACTTTGGGAATGTACCTTGTTTCTTTTTAGAGAATCTTGGATTAACTATTGCACAAAACTCGTGTACTAATTTCTTAGTGATTGGTCTTATACCTTTTTCTGTTAGTATATGTGTCGCTATTTGAAGAGGTTTTCCTTTTAATGTCATTTTTCCTGTAATTGATTCTTCTACAAAAGCACATCTAAATTCATCATAGACTGATCCGACACCATCTTTACCTTTAGTTCCTATGATTTCTATCAATCTTTCTTCTAGTGCTGCTGCATTCGGATTGTGTTTAACTAATGAGTCAATATCATTACTTGTCATATATTTATTAGGAAAGAATGCTTCCACATCATTAATTACCCTTTGAATATTACTTAACGTAGTGCCATCGCTGCTTGCACCTTTACCTCTAGAAATCTTTTTAAATATATCAGTGAGTGCAGTTATATTAGTCTCTATCATTGAACTACTAAGTTGAAAAGAGTTTCCATATTTCATAGAGCATTGATATATCTTACCACTTTTATAAAAAACTATATCAGATTTACTTCCCGAACCCATCTTCTGAAATGAAGCATAGAATTTTAAACTTTCATTAGTAGATAAGGTCTTTGCAAGTTTATCTATTATTTTTACAGAGTCTTTTTGTACTGTACTGTCTGCTTTATTCCAATTTGTTTGAGCATCTCCTTTAGTTGTTAGTTGTGTACTAGATAAAACTTCTGGATTACTAAGACGACTATACGCAGTGTGCAATACACACCATTCAAACTGAGTTCCTTGATCTTGTGCCATCGACCTTTTTTACTATTTAGAAGGTACCTTCCTTTTTATATAAATTCATAGCAAAACAACGTCTTCCTGCTGACGTAACTGGCACTTCGTGTTGCATCTTTGCATCAAATATTAATAGTTGTCTTGCTGACACATAGTATGGATTGCGTCCATCAAATATTATAGGTGATGCACCATCTTCTATCTTTAAATATCCAACAGCAGCAAAATCAGCAGGGAAATGACAGTGTGGTTTCACATAGTCTCCCTCTTTATAGTCTGCACCCCATATATCTTTAGCAAAATATTCTACGTCTGTGGTTCCATCATTCAACCCACCATAAACTCTGCCACCTGCATTGTATATCAGGTTAGCAATCATTTTACAGCATAGATTGACATATGATTCACACTTAGGCATCTTCATATTCCAATCAGTTTGACGTGCAACAACATTAGATGCTTCTGGTGATGGTTTATCTAACTTCAACCAGTCATCAATAACATTGTTTGCTTCTTCAATACATTCATCGGGTAGTATAAACTCAAATACTGGTTGTCCACCACCAACATAAACTGTCATTTAGATTCTGCTTCTTACTATCTCCACTATCTTATCTATAACATCAATATCAATCCCCATAAAAGGTGGAATGACACCTAGTAATCTTAATGTACCATCTAAAAATAGTGCTAGTGTTGTGAACCCAAGAATCATACTAATAACAGTTGCGTCTCTGTTATGTTTACGCATAGATTCTTCATCTATCTTTCTTGCTTCTTCTAATGTCTTTTTTAATAAGAGTTCTACTTCTTGTTTAGTGTAGAAACTCCCTACCCCAGGTACTTTAACCTTTGGTTTTATATCTGATAAAGGAAAATTAGTCATTTTCTCCAGTTGTGGTTTATCTATCACCTTCCTTACGTTGCTCTGAACGTTCTATAGAAAACTCTCCCTCTGGATAGCGAGATGCAAGTTTCACTGTATTACGGAAGATTATCTCTGCAAGACGTTCATCTAATGCCATTGCTGCTTGTGCAGCATACCACATTATGTCTCCGAGTTCTGTAACAAGGTGGTCTTTAACATCATCGTTCCAAGGTTTACCTTGAAATTTGATTTTCTTGACAAGTTCCATAAACTCTCCCGCTTCTGCAACCAATCCTGATGCTGCGGTATCGAGTCTTTCTATTTTACACCCTTCTTTATGTAGTTCCTCGTACCTTTCTATTAGAGATTCATAACTCTTACTTGCATCGGATGTTACCAAATCAACGAAGTCTGTGTACTTATCAAGATCAATATCAAACTTCTCTTGCTTTGGACGATCCTTCATTTTCTTAGCAGCAGGTGATGCGAACCCCTTAAAATCTTGAGGCATTGGGTCTGGTGTAGAAGTCATACTTTAAAATCAGTAAATAATGTTGGTTGAAGTTTAGGTGTTTCCTCACCATTGTGACCAGGATCTATAATATTTTCCTGCTGTTCACAATCATACAGTCTCATCTTCCCTCTGTCAATACCCACAACAAATCTTTTGTTCATTGTAGGATCATTGTATCTATTCTTTAATTGCTTGATCATTATTTGACCGTTCGCTTCCAAGTCTTCGCTAGAGATAAGAGCAAACATAAAGTCAGCAGTTGCAGGAAGACCAAAAGATTCAGAAGTGTCGGTAAGTTCCACGTCTGAATTACCGTAACCTGATCTAGTAGTTTGAGTAGCACTAATGATAGGAAGGTTGCACTCAGCAGCAAGACCACGGAGTTCTTCAGCGATTGCTTTAACATAAGTGTAAGAATTAACTATTGCTCCTTTATATCTAGCAGATGCACAGATATTTAAGTAATCTATAAACACTACGTCAGGAGTAAAAGACTTTTTGATTGCTAACTCTTGTAGTAGAGATTTGAAATGACCTACGTGTGCTGAAGCAGTTGGATATTCTTTTACAATTAAACGACCTTGTGTTTTCTCTGCAACCTTTGTCATCTTATTATCATACATTACTTTAGGTAATGTTTCTAACTGTTGTACATTTACATTTAAAAGGTTTGCATCAATACGTTCAGCAATCTTTTCCTCTGCCATTTCACAAGTAATGTAAAGAACATTATATCCTTGCATTAAATGTGATGATGCTGCGTGACACATAAACAATGACTTACCAACACCAGTTCCTGCCAGTGCGATGTTCAATGTCTTCTTACTTAAACCACCTTTAGTTATTTTATTTAACATAGAAATATCGAAAGGTATCTTCTCTTCTTTTCTATGATAGAAATCAAATCTATCATCAGCATCATCAATGTAGTCGTGTCCAACAGAGTTATCAAAACTTACAGCAAGGGCATCTGTGAGTAAAGATGGGATAGAATCTCTACCTGCTTTCTTTTCTCCATCTGCAATTTGAATTGATTCTAATAAAGCATTATAGATTGCACGATCACGACACCACTTCTCTGTTGAATCAACCAACCAATTTATATCGTGTGGTGATTCTTCAAAATTAGAAATAGAATTTTCTATCGTCTTAGACTGGTCATCCGTAAGATCTTTACGAGTTTCCAGTTCAATGTGTAATGCTTCTTTAGTAGGAAGACCATCATAACTTACAAAATATTTTGAAGTCTCTTCATATATTATTTTGTTATTAATATCTTCAAAGTATTCTCCTTTAATATGTGGAAGAACTTTACGAGTATATTTTTCATTATAAAATAATGATGATAAAATTAAAGATTCAAGATTAGACATAATGTGTGTAAGAACTCACGATGAATTTATCATCAGATATAGTACGTTTACCCTGATGTGGGTATAACCATAAAGGAGGGAACATAACAAGTCTACCTTCTTTTGGTTTAATTGTGGGACCATTATCAAAAACGGTTTCACCACCTTCACTGACATCATTTAGATACCAGAACATTGATAAGAACCTACGAGCAGATGCGTGGTCTCCTACATCAACGTGTTTATCAAAACGATCATCAGTTCCCTTCTCATATTTCTTGACTCTGAATTGTTCAAGAGCAGATTTGATAGGGAAGTATGGTTTACAATCTACATCCTCCATATATTTTTGGACATAGTGATGTGATGATTCAATCAAAGCATTCTGTATCAATCCCCACTCAGACCAAGGAGAGACATTGAGATTATGCTCATTGTCATCTATTGCTTGTGTGATGTTGAATTGACGAAACTTAGGCATACCTTTTTGGTCTACCTCTTCGTGAACCTGACTAGAAAATAACCTAACAATGTTTTTACAAACAGTTGTAGATAACGTATAGTCATAGATTTGGATGTAATCTCTTAATTCCACTATCCGTATGCAAATTCTTGGTATGCTGCCTTGTCTAATGCTTCCATTATTTCGGGGGTGAAGTATTTGTCAGGGTCTTTGAGAATAGCAGAAGGATAAACGCTAGAATCCCCAAGATCAATACGGTTCCCCTTACGTTTAAAAACTCCATATTTCTCACCCAACTCCAGTAGTCCGTAGTAACGGTCAAGTCCACGTTCATCGTAGTAAAGACGTGTAGCAATTTTAACATTTTCTTTTGTAAACCTAGATTTCTTCGTTTCACATCTAATGATGTTTCCGATTACATCTTTACCATCCTTCTCTTTTGACTTAGCAAGATAGATGATAGTCGATGCTGCATATTTTAAACCAGAACCACCGCCCATTTCTTTTGTAGGTACATAGGCACCCACTACATCATATGTATGGTTTGTGACAATCATAGGTATATTTGCTTTACCCAACTTAAGAGTAAGAACTCTAAAAATTGCTTTCACAACTTGAGCACGAGTCATATCTCTAGTATCCTTTCCATCAGAGGAGTCTTGTACTTCTTTAGATGTTGAAAGCATACCAAGAGAGTCGAGAACAAACATTAATGGTTTACGTTCTGCCTCTGGTTGTTCTAAATATTTGTCAACAATTCTTAATGATTGAGTTCTAAACTCTTGAACTGTTGTAACAGGAACTAAGACCATACGATCTGATGGAATGTTCCTAGACTCAATCATATCTTTAGATAATGCAGATTCAGATTCAAAGTAAATGCAACCTGCGTCTGGATTTCTTTCTAGGAAACTCTTCACAACACTAAGAGTGAAGAAAGTTTTACCTGTACTACTCTCACCTGCAATAGCAGTGATTTTGTTTGAAGGGATACCACCATTAATGGAACCACTTACTAGGGCATTAAAGATGTAACTGCCTGTATCTACAAAAGACGCAACGTCTCCTGCTGATACTCCATCTGATACAACACCTGCGTATTCGTTTCCAATGTCGCTGATGATGTCTTTAAAAAATGCTGATGTCATACAAAAAGGTCTTCTAGGGTAGCGATTTTTTCTGCTTTCCAATTAATAGTATCCATAATTACCTGTAAAGGATCAAGGAAACTCTTCTGGAATTGTAGATCAAAATCTATGTATTTGTCAAGTCCAAACTCTTTTGGTAATGTTTGGAAGAATGAGATAACGTTTTCGTTAATCTTATTTGGTCGTCGAAGATAAATGAACTTTACTTTCTCTCCCTCTTGTATGAGAGGATACTTGTGTGTGATCTTAGTTTTCTTCGCGTGGAAATTATATAGTAAAGCACCACGTACGTGAATAGGAGTTCCCTTACCATATATTGTAACAGGGTTTGAGAATTTGCCAACCCCATTACATCCACGAGGGAATGCAATATCTTCTGGTGGCATACTTTCAAACTTCTGTCTAAAGTCTCCTACAAATTGTTGTACATCAGACTCACTACCGTTCATAATAACTTTCAGTGCATCTTTAATTGCTGTACGACAAGCAGAAGGAGTAGATGATTTAACTGCTTCGATACCCATCATCTTTAGTTTAGGTTCAGCATACTGAACACCTTCACTATTCCATACGTTGAGAATGTATCTCTTCTTAGCAGTCCAGATGCCTTTGTTAGCGATGTTCTCTCGCTTCATAAACATCTTTTGATCGTATGCGTTTACAGTGGTTGCCAACGCTTCATAAGAATTCTCAATATACTTTTCAAGTTCCACATCACACACCTTTTCAAGGAACCTGAGAATGCTTTTATCGCTTGTCTCTCTGCCCTTGAATATAGTTTTAACCAGAGGACCCAAATTAAGATAAATGGAATCGGTATCAGAAGCAATAACATAATCAGTCTCCTTAGTTTTTAAAATTTTGTTAATGTAAGAGTTCATTTTGTTTTCTATCCAACGGATAGATAACTGTCCAGACAATGTAATTGCCTCGGCATTAGCAATATTAAAGTATCGGAAGTATTGATTTCCGATAGCACCATAAGCACTGTTAAGTTGAATCTTACGTGCCATTTGGATATTGTTGAAAGCAGATATGTCTGCTTGTAGTGCTTTGTTACCTGTCTTCTCATATTGAGACTTGGCGATAAGCATTTTCTTTTTATAGATCTTACGTTCATCGTAGATCTTTTGCATCATCTGAGGTAAGAAACCGTGGATGTCTTTCCTATACTGTGCTCCATTAGCAGCAACACAATACTCACTATCAATAGTGATCTCATCATTTAAGATTTTGTCAACACTGATACTTGGGTATCTAGTGGGAACCAAAGTCTCTGGTGAAATGTTATATTCCATAATGAGATGAGGGTACAGAGAGTTAAGGTCGAAACTAACCACCCAATCATATAACCCAGGTACAGGTTCCTTAACGTACGCACCTGCGTATTTGTCATCCTTTTTACTTTCTTGACGAGGTGGAACACAGATCTTTCTCTCCTTAAGATAGTTGTATATAAGAGTATCCCAAGTACGAACCTGAGAATACACATCTTCAAAATTTACCTTGGCATCATATGCCATAGTCACTGCTAGTTCAAGAAGTTTCATCTTCTTTTCTAATCTATGAACTAGATCAACGTCTTTAAGGTTATACTCTACAAACTTCTGCCAATGCTCTGTATAGAAATCTTTAAAGTTTTCAAACTCACTGTGATCTAATTTACCTTCACCTAGTTCTACTGTAGCAATATGTTCTAAACGATATGACTCTTGGTTGGTGTATGTAAACTTTCTATAGAGATCAAGATAGTCTAAGATACTAACACCAAGTATATCGTATGCAAGATTTCTACGTCCTTGGATGTAGACCTCTCTCATATTAACTTTATTCCAAGGTGACAATGACTTCTGCCACTTGTCTCCTAAGACACGTTCTATACGACGACAGATATAAGGTATATCATACAGGTTACAATTCCAACCAGTAATAATATCAGGTGTATTAGAACACCACCACTTAACAAAATCCTCAAGCATCTCTTGCTCTGTCCAGAACACACGATACTCAGATTCTACCTTTGCTTCACGAGTTCCCCAAGTAATAAACTTACCAGTTGCAAGATCTTTAATTGAAATACAAAGCATTTCCTCTTGTGATGCTTCTACATCAGGGAATCCATTTTCACAGGCAACCTCAATATCAATAGTATAGATCTTCATTTGATCTATATTAAATTTAAGTTGACCTGGATATTTGTCAGAGATCCATTGATATACAAAACGTTCATAACCGTGAACTTCAAAGTTATCAACGTCTTTATATTTTTCAAGAAACTCTCTTGCACGTTTAGCACCATCCTGTTTTACAGGTGTCATTGATTCACCTGTCAAGGATTTCCATTTACCTTTAGGTGATGGTACAAATAATGTAGGTTTGATAATCTCTTTGAACGATACTTGATCACCATTTTCATATCCTCTACAGAGGATAGAGTCACCTAGTAAAGTTACGTTAGAGTATAATCTGCTCACAGTGCTTTCTTGTAATTGGTTATTGCTTCTTTAGATGGATCTACTATAGTCAGAATTACATCAGATGTCAAGAAGCAATCTCTTTGATCTGTATGTAATGGGAACGATGTAAATTTATCACCTTCCATTAGCATACATCCTGTAATTAGATAAGAGGGTTCTTCATCTAATTCAGTAACTTCTCCCATAAGATAACTAAGATTGTTTCTCAGTATCACCAGTTTGATCGGTGCCATTTTCATCTGCCTCTGTTAATTTTTCCCATTTGTTTTGAATCTCTGGGTGTGGATTGTAGATTGTTTGAACCTGACTCAACTGAACTAGACAACGTTTGTCTGCTGACATAGGTATCCAAGGAAACAGTTGCATATTAAGATCATTAATCTTTTGTGGTTCATCGGTAGTGCCTTCTTCAAAGAGCATTTCTGCTGTTGCTTCTACTATAACCTGATAAGGATTAGTAAGGAAGTATCCAATAGGAGCATAGACTTCTTTGTTTGGATATGCTTCTTGAACATCAGCAATTATGTCTTCCCCGTTGGCGACTCTTACGATCTTGACGGTCATACTCTTTCTCCATAAGTTGTTGGTAAACACCTCTGACAAGTTCGCCAAAGGCACGACGTGATGAAATATTTCTTTCGTCTGCTAAGAGACGAACATAATAAAGAAAATCCTCGACATCAGAGGTAGGAACATCAATATTGATATTCTCTTTTTCTCTCATATGCCGAGGTGTACAGTTCACATAGTATTGCATAAATTTAGTTGAATAAAAAAGAGACCCTATTGGTGGGTCTCTTCAGTTGTGTAATTATGTATAAAGGTTTAGAACTTGTACTTTAATCCAGTTTTGAATTCGTACTTGTTGTCTCCACCTTCATTTGATTCATACTTGATGGATG